TAGATAATTTTTAGATTGTGCTTCTTCAACTTTATGTTTCCACTTTGCAACAGTGTTTGTTTTACCTAAATCAAAATACAAACCATATTCTTGCGTAAGATCATGTGGATTACACAATGTTATTTTAAGTTGCATGCCTTTTAACTTCTATGGTTGGTATATTTACATGAAAAAAATATAGATATAAATATTTTTCTAATGGATTTACCAAATTTTTGCTATCAACCTTGGGTTGGAATTGATCTAGACAACGATGGCTATATAAAACCGTGCTGTAAACTAAATGGAAAAGTTGACGGATGGGAAAAACACAATATAAAAAATGTATCGATTGAAGAATACAAAAATAGTGCATCGTTGAAAAAATTAAAAGAAGATTTTTTATCTGGAAAAAAACCAGCAGCATGTGAGCGATGTTGGAAAGAAGAAGATGTAAACTATCCAAGTAAGCGAAAATTAGATAATGCTACATGGCAAAAAGAATTTGAAACAGTTGATTTATTTAATCCCGATACTTTATTGTTATCATTACCTTTAAGCAACATATGTAATTTAAAATGCCGTATTTGTAGTCCAAAATCAAGTAGCAGTTGGATTAAAGAATATAAAGATGTATATGGCGATAAAATATCAAATAATTTATTAGAATCTACTCATGAATGGAAAAATATTTTAGAATTATGCGAAAATGTTGTAGAGATACATATCCACGGTGGTGAACCATTCTTGTATGACAATGATAAACATTTAGAATTGTTATCGATTCTTACCAAATCAAAAAATGCTAACAAAATAAAATTACATTATAGCACTAATTGCACAATATTCCCTGATGAAAAATACTGGAGTTTATTTGAAAATATTGGATTGGTTGACATCCAAGTCAGTATAGATGATATTGGTAAAAGATTTGAGTATAATAGAAAGAACGCTTCATGGAGTGAAGTAAAACAAAATTTATTCAAATACAGAGATATTATCTCTAAAAAACCAAATATAAAATTAAGTATAAGCACAACAGTGAGTGTTTTTACAATTTATTATTTGCCTGAATTTTTTGAATACATTTATAAAAACAATCTACCTAAACCATGGTTGGGTAGAATAAACAGTCCAGCATACTATAAGTGTTCAATTTTTCCAGAAAAAAATAAAAAATTTGTAGTAGATAAATTGTTATCAAGCAAAAACAAAGATATTAGAAACATCTCAAATTGGGTTTTTGATAATGATGAATCATTGCTAGATGAGTTTTTTATAAAAACTAAATTGCATGATAGTTATAGAGATGAACGTTTTGAAGAAATATTTCCTGAAATAAGTGAATTATTAAAAAGATGATAGAATTAAAAAATGTACAACATCTACATATGGAATTTAGTTCATTCTGCAATGCAAGATGTCCACTTTGTCCAAGAAATTTATTTGGTTATCCATATAATAGAGGTTATGAAGAAACAAATTTGACACTTGAATTAGTTAAAAAATCATTTTCTCCACAATTTATAAAACAACTTGTTCGTGGTATATTGCTTAATGGAAACTTTGGTGATTTTACAGCTAATTTAGAATCTATTGCAATATTAGAATATTTTAAATCAAGTTACAAGCCATTAGGAATACGAATAAGCACAAATGGTAGTGCAAGAAATAGTGAATTTTGGCACGAACTTGGCAAATTTCGAGATATGATTATTGAGTTTTGTTTAGATGGGTTAGAAGATACACACGCAATATATCGCCAAGATACAAATTTTAATCGAATACTTCAAAACGCCAAAACTTACATGGACGCTGGTGGTGTTGCTATTTGGAAAATGATACGATTTGATCATAACAAACATCAGATTGAAGAAGCACAAGAACTTTCTAAAAAATTAGGATTTACAAAATTTGAAATTGTAGATCATGGACGCAATACTGGTCCAATATTTGACCGTAATGGAAAACTAGTTGGCACTATGGGTAATTATAATGGATTTACGGATATCAACGATATAATTAAATTTCATATCGATCCAAATAAAACCTATCATCATAAACCTTATCTAGAAGGAATGACACACAATTGCTTTACAAAAGACAATAACTCAATCTACATTGCAGCAAATGGATTAGTTTATCCTTGTTGTTATATGGCATTTAATCCGCTTACATATGACCAAGGTTTTAATGGTTTTGTTAATCGACAAATTAAACCATTAGTAAAACATAATAGTTTGCATGAATATGAATTGGAAACTTGCATCAAATGGTTTACTAGTATTGAAAGTGCATGGACTAAAGATAGCTATGAAAATGGTCGATTAATACAGTGCGATAATGTTTGTGGAAAAGTTCCATAAGTGCAAAAATCCCTAAATAATTTTGGAGTAAATTAATTTTGCGTAAACAATCTCGTAGTATCCTTGATGAATTAAGTCAAATGAGTATCGGCAAAGATACTGGATTTGTGTTAGAAAGTCGTGCCAATCATATCATTAATAGTGCTATCAATCTTATTAACCAACTTCGTGAAACATATGATACTCCAGAGGCAGAAGAACTTGAACGTCGTTTATTAAATAGTATACGTACACAAGAACCAGCTAAATTTGTTCGTGGGTTAAGAAAGATAAATGAGAGCAAGTGAATTTATAAGCGAAGTATCGGCTATAACAAAACCAACTGATGATCCTTCAGATTATGCTTTTGGTGCAAGCATGAATACCTTTAAAAAATATATTCAAACTGCAATAAACACATATAATGCAGATGTTCAAAAAGCACAAAAAATACTTCCTCCATACAAATATCAAGAAGAATATTCCCCAGAAGCTGGATTAGAAAAATTTCAAGGTTATCTAACAAAATATTTACAGGATCATAGTGCTGGTCTTTTTAATGCTTCACAGCCAGATTTTACAAAGGTTTTAGATAGTTATTTTGGTGGTTCAATTACACCACCATCAACACAACCGATTCCAGATGAAACTTATGTAACGTCTAAATTACGTAATGCAGTAGGAACAGCAATATCCACTGGTGCAAAAGCTGCTGGCAGAGGTATTGCTACTGGTGCAAAAGCTGCTGGCAGAGGTATTGCTACTGGTGCAAAAGCTGCTGGCAGAGGTTTAGCAACAGGCGCAACTGCGGTTGGCAAAGGGTTAAAAACAGCAGCAGGTAATATTGCAGGTTCAATCAAGAATGCATATAATAATGCATCAAGACCACAAGAAGAATCAAAATATTCACAATACGAAAGTGTAAATTTATTTGAAGATTTTAAAGGATTCACATTTGATCCTAAAAAAGGAATAATTGCTAACACTGATATTGAAATTTTAGCTAGAACATTAACACAACTTTGGTATGAGAAAAGACGGTTAAAAACTTTACAAACTGGCGGTGCTAAATCAGGCACTGTTAGAAATGCAACAAAAGATTTAGCTAAACATATAGGATTAGATTTAGATAATCCATCAGTTTTACAAAACTTAAGTAATATTCTTGATAATCCATCATCCACAGCAGAATTAAAAAAACGTTTGTTTCGTAATGTTCCACCAATTAAAAAACCTACAGCTTAAGTAAGTATTTTCTTAAACAATTATAAATACTATTAGCGTATCAAAGACGCAAATTTTTGGAGTATTAAAATGGCAGATTTTTATCGTGTAAATGGTAACGTTGGTCTTGTTGGTGACGGCAAGGGCTTTATCAGCACAGCAGCAGGTGCAAGTTTCATTGGTAAGCAACCAGTAGCTCTTGCGGGTTATATTGCAGGTACTGGTGGTACAGCTACCGACCTTACAAACGAACTTGGTGTAAACCTTGGCGTTGAAGGTATCATGAAGGCACTTTCATCAAACGTAACAGTTCTTGCATACCAGATTGAAACAGGCAGTGGTGGTAACATCAGTCTTCTTCTTGAAGGTGCAGCAGGTTATGCAACAACTGATGCTGGTATTGCAACAGCAGTACAGAACATTGTTCGTAACGGTGGTAATGGTGCTGGTTACTATGGTAACAACAACATCAACGCAACTACTTCACTTTTCGTGAACAAGGGTTTCAAACTTTCATATACATAATAGTATGTGAATATAGTAGAATCAAGGGCGGTATTTTTACCGCCCTTTTTTTATGTCTATATACAATTATGATACGTTGTTTAACACTTGTAGATTTAGGAACTGAAACAAATCCAAATAAAAATTGGATTTCACTTATGCAATCTATAAGTTTATATTGTGATTTTGAAATACAAAATTTTCCAAAAAAAATACATAGAGATTTAACTGGATTAGATTTTGGTAATGTCTATAATGGTTTTCATAATGTCTGGATATTTGACTTTGATTCTAATCAAGAAATAGATATTATAGAACTTGAAAAAATAGTTCAGCATCTTCCCATTATATCTGGACTTAATGAAACTATTAAATTTGACATAAACTGTGCACTTATCGACAGCGAACACAAAAACACCCACTTTTTAATGATTTAAGTGATTCATAAATAATATTTGCTACTGCATGGAGTTGTTATGGCAAAAAAACCTTACGATATTGAGCGTCAAAGTTTGGAAGCGCATGTTGACATCTGTGCAGAGCGTTATGAACAAATGGATACTAAAATGGACACTATGGAAGCAAGACTTGCAAAGGTCGAAACCATTGTCAGCGAAATTAAAAACATGTTAATCGAAAAAGAAACTTTGGCTTATAAAAAACTCGTTGGCTTAGGAATTGGCATTATTGGCTCACTACTAACAGCCCTATTGGGCTTAATAATTTATGTTGCAAAAGCACATACTTAATTGACAAATACATTGCTGTTTGGTAAGATACAATTATGAACAGCGAAAAACAGCAATTCAACAAAATAGCAAAGTTTATCACTGATTCTTATAATGATTTGTCTAAACACGGCAACATCATTGTAAAATCAGTTGGTAACACTTTTGTTGTCAATGATATTAAAATCAAGAATGATAACGGTGTGTGGAATGTAGAACGTCAAAAAACAGTACTTTCTACTTTTAAACAACGTCGCATTGCCATACTCTTTGCCGCACTTGTGACAAAAAAACGCTATATTGATTCACACAAAATGGTTTCATACGACCATCAACTAGATATGTTATTAGATGATAAAGAAAGATTTAGAATCAGACTAAAAACAAAATATAATCCTATCTTAAATGACAGATTAGAAAATGTAGAGACTAATCTTGATTTGCTTGAACAACAGTTGAGAGAATTAGAAAAAAGTCTCTGTTTGCAATAAATAACTTAAACAAGGACATTAACATGTTTGTTAAAGAATTTAATAATACTTCTGCAGCAGAACTAAACAAGCAATTAGAGAAAGTTTATAAATGGAAACTTAAT